CTGGTTGTACTCCACGGCCGGCTGTCAACCGGCGTGAGCTCCACGTGCCGTCCTGCCGTCCACCGGGCGCCGCCCAACATGGGCGACCCGAGCGCCCCTCGAACGCGTGGGCTGACTCGGCTCTTGGTCGGTGTGTGAACGATCGCTTGACGGCGACGCGGGTTCCCGCGTGCGGCCCGCTACCTAGCGGGCCTTACCTCTGAACGATCCAGACTCCATAGAAGGCGTGAAGCTTGCTTCGCATAGCTCTGTCCTCCCTTGTTCCTCGGCTGTGATCCGTGTGCCTCTCAGGCCAGCACCCAGTTGCACTAAGTTAAAACAAAAATGCAATAATACAAGTGAAAAGAATTCAGAACCAATCCAATTCACTCCAAAAACAGAAATTAACACCAAATGATAGGTTACTTATCACCCGGCTTTCTGCCTAAAACAGCTCCAACATAGGAACCTATCCCTGAACTCGCAGACTTAACTACGGGTGCAACCAAGGGTTCTCTTGATTGCTTAACTTCTTCCCTGGGACCAGGGATTAGTGGCACGTCTTTATAATCCTCTCCTTCATTATCCGACAATTCTGGTAAAGAATCAGATAATTTAGTAATTTCACGACGTAGATTACGAATTCGTATCTTAGCTTCATCATTTGAAACTCTGGGTAAAACACCCTTTGATTCAAAAATCGCGAAATCATCATCAGAAAGAACTTTATAAGCCCCATTCTGATAACCATTTTCCAATATCGGAAAAGAATTCCTATGCTTCTTAAAATCAGACATAGACATAATACAAGGAATACCAATATTAGGAGAAGCAGTATTTGAAAAAGCTCCATTTGGTAAAGTAAAGGCAGCACATTGTGCTAACTGGAAAGGAACAGCACCAGTGCTCCAATTAAAGGATAACTGCCCGTTTGGCACTGTAACGACGACAATCACATAAATAGTTTCCACGTCACCAGTCAAAACTGTAGTGCTAGTTGAACGAAAACTCGTCAAAACCGCAGCACCTAACTGAGTTATGGTGGTGACGTGGGATTCTATAGGGCCGTCATAAGTACCTGTCCACGCAAACGAATACCAACCAGGAGCACTAAATACTATAGTATTTGGAACAACATAGTAAGGAGTAGCGTTACTCTGCCCTAATCGCAGATAATCTTGATGCAAACCAAAAGGTGGAAAGATAACAACTTCAGAAGTCCCATCATTCTGAATACTCATTTGATTGAACATCGCAGAAGATGTAGTTCCATCACTTAATCCATACATTGCTCCATAACCAGAAGCCATGCCACTTGTTTTGTAAGGAACAAAGAAATCAACTTCATACTCAACCATTAATTTCCCAGCTGCTGTAATAATTGGCACTGAGTCTAGTGCCAAAACAAAAGCTCCACTATCGTAAACCTGGCTATCATCACCTGGAGCCAGTTCTAAAGTTCTGACAAATAAATTTTTCATAAATCTTTGTCCAGAAAAATTAGTGGAACTACGCTGCCACAATGGAACGTTTACAGCATTCTTCATGTCCATCGCCTGTGAAGCGCTTGTAGGTGTAATATCAGCTGGATTATACAATGGTACCATAACCAATGCTCCTCCAGTTGTTGATGGACAATTAGGCTCGAATATATAAGTTAATTTCCGAAAACGATATTCCTTAAAATTCGCAGCCAAAGAAGATAACCAAGGAAAAGTGGAAGCAACACCAGGTTGATTATTGTAACGATATGTTTCCCAAGCAGATCCAGCACTAGAAACATTCAACAAAAATTCACGATGTTTCACACGAAAATACCGCGAACCATTTGTCTTAGCTCCAAACTGCTTATAAGTAGCTGCTTTTGCAATAGGAATAGAAGAACGCTTAATCACTGTCAAACCAGACTTAGACTTAGTTTTCTTCTTCTTCTTTTGCTTAGGTTTCTTCACCGTCACAATTTTCACTTGCATCTTCTTAGTTCCTTTCTTTTTCTTCTCACTCGGCATCGGTCAACAAATCAATAAAAACCTCACGCTGATATAACTCTTTTAAGGGGATTTCTAACTTACCGTACGAGCCCCCTTCTTGAGAAGTATACATCTCAATCAATTGTTTATCTGTCTTATAAACAGACATAACATCAGCATAAGAAAACTGATCAGGACCTTGGTGCCGACATGGCGAACGCAATTGTGTAGCATAATTCAAATGAAGCCAATCAATGTAGTCTTGTAATAATTTACGAACTGGCTTACAACACCATGAGGTAATTCGCAGTGCATTAGCTTTCAACAAAGACAAACGAGCACTAGCAGCCTCATCATCATGATCTTTCCCCATAGGCAAGGATTTATAGAGCATTGAAGAAACAACTTTCACAGCATCAGGTATCGGAAATACCATGCCACCTTGCATATCAAAGGAATGAGACAAAAACTTCAAGTCTAAAAGCTTACCTCGTTTCGTTGCCTCAGGTTTCATGATGAGACCCATGTCGTTAAAAACTCGAGCAACCGCTTCAATATTAAAGAAGCCTACGCACAAATCAGACACGGTCCAAAGGGAATCATCACCACACAAAACACACGCCACATTATTGTGAAAATCCATATAATCTGGGATTCCCCCTAACTTCAACCAAGCATAAACAAAGAGCATATAATGAATCATTGTATTTGTAACAATTGTCAATGCACTTCCGCTTGGATTCCCTTGAAATTTAGAGTATAATTCACCGTTTGGGCAAATAATTTGTCCATAAAGAATATTCTGAAAATAAGCTCGAGTCAGAGCTAAGTTTTCTTCAGAAGCAGCATCTTCAGAAAAGAAAGAGCAAAAGATTTCTCCTAAAGACTCAATCCAATCTGGATGTAAAATTGCATCATAACTGCTAAAATCACCCTCAAAAGCATTGGGGTGAATGTTCAACTCACGGTAAATATTATCCCATCCCCTATTGAAAAGTGACGTTCCTACTTTACTCCAGAATCCAGACACCGAGCTCTCTGCATAAAACTTTGAAGTCATATCTCCAAATAATGCAATGCCCAATGCTGTATTTCTGAAAGATGCAGACGTGAAAGTTCGAAATTTATTCTCTCTAACCTTCTCTGCTAAACGTAACTCTTCTTTAGGGGAACAAACATAGATCTCACAAACATTACCAGCCAAAAATGAATCCTTGAGCTTTTCAACTTCAGCAAAAACATGCTCAGGTTTCTCAAAAATTTCACGTTTTGTACAACTCCCTTTACCATAAAAGCAAGAACGATTATAAGGAAAACCAGGACTGCTAGACAGGTTCATCATAGTCTTGATGTAATCAAAATCCCAATTAGTTCGAGAACCAGCCATACACCTAAAATGACGCTTGCACCAATCAATGCATGTCATTAAAAGTCTACGATCTGGGGGAGCTAAAGGCGACTCATACTTTCTCACAGAGAGATAAGCCGAGTCACCCTGAGGGACTCCATAAGTCCACCTACTGTAGACATCATATGGATCCTTACCAGCATGAAGATCAATCTCACGCATATAGCGATAAAACAATCGATCCTTACGATCCTTTCCCTTAAAATCACTTTGTTTAAAGGAGTACCGATAACATTCTTTTCTTCCTACTATCTTCCCTCTGGCTTCCTCGGGCGCCACCCCATATAAGGAAGTCAGATCATCAACAGGAGTCAGAGGGATCAATGAAAAAGGCTCACTACGAGCCCTTCATTAAATTCCCCTCCGTGACCGTCACCCAATAAATGGAGGCCAACAACATATTGTCCAGCAAAAACTGCTCCTCCACAATTCCCTTTATCGGTTGCACAGGAATAAACCATAGAACCGTCTTTTCGAACATCTTTACATTTACCAATGCTCAAATAAGGGTCAGATTGGGAAACATTACCCCAGCTCCAAAACCATAAAGCTGCTCCAACAACTGGGGCAGGGCCAATTTTCAATTGAGGCAATTTTATCTGTGCCCTAGGATGAACTGTAAAAATATGTGAATACATTCCAGTTCTTACCTTCCGCACTTTTAAACCGCCACCAGCCCTAATATCTTCAACCTCCTGTTTAGTAAGATCGCGGGTCCACCCAACACCAGGGAATTTCAAAGTGACAGATTGCACACTTGCATACTCTTGAAAATGATGCATAAAGTACACATGATCTCTAGCATGAAAGCACTGTGCAAACATTTCAATCAATTTTCCTTGAGGGTCGATATAAGAATACTCAACAACACCAGTTGCTTTACGCAATTCCTCAAATCGACTTTGAGAAATAATGTCATCACGACCCACCATTGATTGAAGCTTTTCTATCACTTCTTTAGGGACCACTTCTTCCTTTCTCTCCTCAGATTCAACTTTTTGAAATTTCATCTTTCGCGGAGGTTTGGGAATAGCCCCCTTCCCTTTTTCCTGAGCCACACTATGCCGCATTCGACAATTATCACGTTTTCTAATCAAACAGCCAGCATTCATACAATGAGTCTTAAGCCAATGATCTTTTGCTCCCTTGTGCTCATATGTGCAACTACCATCAGTTGCACCTACACATCCAGGATCAGTTTGTTCAGCAAAACACCAACGTGTTCTTTGAACTCGCCCTTTAGCCTCAACGCGAATATTGCGCCTGCTAAAATTAAATAACTCCAAAAGAATCATTACTATACAAGTGCCGGTTGCCAAACCAGCTCCTTGAATAATTCCTTCTCTAAAAGTCATAGATTCTTGGGGCTTCCTCTCATCCTGTAATCGTTTAATTGCTTCCTTATGGTCCTTGCGAAATTGCTTTTGCACAACATCCATAGGAGCATTAACACGATACGACGTGGGAACTTCTGCACAAGGGTTAATAATGGTCGTCACTCCCTTATTCTCGCATAAAATAAAAGCTTCAATACGATTACTCAAGGAAGTAAAATCAGCACCACTAACAAATTCAGGAGCACCTATTTGTTCCATTGCGTCTAAATTAGTCCAAAAATCCTCAAAATTTGAACCAACTTGCTCAGTCATGTGAGCAAACTGCTCATCATCATAATACGTAATTGGAACGTTATGCCAATCATCAGTATTAGGATCCCACATTCTATAAGTGAAAACATCACCAGCTTTGTGAGCATCCTTCAACCAAGTATCAACATACATTTTAAAAAGTGACATGTCAAAACGTCTTTTATCTCTCTTAGCCTCCTGTTTCTTTTGCTCAGGTTTACGTTTTAGCCATAAAATTGCTAATACAACTAAAACAAAAATTGCAGCGAGGACCCAAGGGTTACGCATAGCTTCCAACACGCTCATACGATTTAACTCAGCTTCACTAATAGTTTGAACAACTTTTTGTTTAACATCAGAAGCTCTCCGCTTACAATCACCAGCAAATTCGGAAGCAGCACACGCCAAACCCAAAAGGCTCAAAGACGAAGGGCGAGCAGGTAATTCATCTTGCTCAGAATAAGCTTGAAAATCACCACTGTCAGCCGCAGATCCGTCCATTCTTTGGTCAACTTCGCGAGATAAAGCACCTCCTTGACAGCGATGTGCTAAATTTTGAATAAGCTCAGCCACTCTCTTTGCATGACTCCCGCCACGCAAATGAGCAGTTCTATGTTCATCACTATCTATTTGCACACCGCAAGCAGCACAAACATTTTTCTTCAAAACTTTCTTAGAGCTACCTTTATGATCTTTAACAAAACAATCACAACCATACCCACCAACATGCGCATACTGTCTCCAACAAGGAAATCCAATAAAATCAGCATTATCCATCAGTTGGATCCAGCCAAACGCAGTTACGGGTAATTGTAAATAATGAGAAATTAATTTTTCATGGTACTCCAAATGCTGCCCTAATACTAAGTCAGGCCAATTATTTTCGCCAGAAGCTCTACGAGCATCAAGCCATAACACTTTCCCTTCTTGTTCGTTTTTAAATTTATCTTTATTACGAACAAACATAGTTGGGTGTTTACCAGGATGTAGCCGATCATAATGCTTAAAGATAACTTCATTAGAAATATAAACGATTTCTTTTTTATCTATAGCACAATCAGCACACCACCCAGTCATATACCCTGCTCTATTCAACGGGGGACCTGACATAAGAGGCTCATCTTCATCAAAATCGTCATCATACTGAACTTTACCGCCATAAGACCGACGTCCGGTCTTGCTCTCGGTTGCAGATGATACATCACTGAGAGCATCATCCATATCAGCAGGAGACACATCATCACCAAAAAGGGCTGAAACAAATTTCAACTTTGAAATTCTGTGTAAAATTTCTCTTGCGCGATCAATAGCCCATTTGGTAACACTAGGACTTGTTAACCAAAAGAACAAAACTGCTAAGGAAAAATACCCTAGCAGTTTTTGCTTCGTTAATCCTCGCCACCAAGTCATAAAGTCCGATCTTTCCTCTTTCTCCTTATGCTTCTGACCAGCCTCAACAACACCATCTGGGAGTTTTTCCCACACAAACGTTAAGACGTCATAAGCTTTAGTTAAAAGAGCAAAGACAATACCAATGGAAATAGCGCCACCCATAATACTTGCAGTCATAGAAACATCTTTCGATGATTCAGTAACAGACGTAGCAATCTGCATGGAACTCCCAGCCACATAGGCTGCCGAAGTACCCAAACTTTGTGTAATTTGCTCTGTCTTTGCTGCAAAGGTAGCATTCATTTGCTTTAATTCAGCTTGAAACTGTAATCGAGATTCTTTCAAATCTTCGCGCAAATGAGTCATAGCTAAACCATGGTTTTGGCTAATTTCAGTTATGTCTCGAGAAATCCGCTTAGAATCTTCCTTCGCCGAACTGGCGAGTCTTTCAACGGCAGCCGCTGTAACAGCTACTCTAGCATTAAAGCTACTATGAATAAGATTCAAGAGACATAAAATTCCACCAAGGAAGAGCATATACAGCCCTCCCACCACCACCATAATAGTAGTATCTTCCATAAAGGAAGAGGAATTAACTAAAAACACTTCTTTCGCTCGAT